AATTTTTTAATTATGTTGGAATACATTACTACAGGAAACTGGGATGCATTAGTGTCAGATTGCATTGTGCGAATTATGATAATATTATTGAGCTGGGCATGTGCTGTTGCATCATCATTTATTGATTTGTGGAGTGGGGTGGATACGGCTAAAGCATTAGGGGAATCAATACAAAGTGACGGGTTAAGACGGACGGTGGTCAAGATTGGTGATTATATGCGAGTCATGTTGTTTTTGCTGATGTTTGATTTGCTTGGCGCTTTTTTAAGTTTTTATGTTATGCCGTTTGCGACAATGTTAGGAGCGTTGTCAATTATACTAATAGAAGGAAAGTCAGTAATCGAGAATTCACGACGCAAAAAAAGTAATTCTGCTAACATCCCAGATGTTATGCGGCAAATCGTCAATGCAAAAAATATTAGGGAAAGTAAAGAAGTATATGAGGCAATTTTGAAAGAACTTAATAACACTAAAGCGAATGAGAACAATTAACCGAATTATTATCCATTGCAGTGATACTAGGCAGGGGCAAATAGTAGATGCTAAGGTTATAGACAGATGGCATCGAGAAAAAGGATACCGTAAAATAGGATATCATTATGTTGTTCTGGAAGACGGCACTATTGAGAAAGGAAGGGATGAGGCTGAAGTTGGTGCGCATTGTCTTAGATATAACAATGGATCGATTGGAATTTGTTATTGTGGCGGCAAAGGTGCGGACGGCAGACCAGCGGACACAAGGACACAAGCGCAAAAAAAAGCCCTGATATTTTTAGTGCAAGATTTGTGTGCAAGATATAAGATCGCAGATATTGCAGGACATTGTGAATTTGCGAACAAGGCATGTCCTTGTTTTGATGTTAAAAAAGAATTTAAGTTATGAAACATGACGAAAAAAAAGCATCGTGCCTTTATTCTGTTATTGCCATAGCGGTTGTCTTGCTAATGTTTTTGTATTTGTTTACTGGATGTAAGACAGTTGAGTCTGTGCCATCAGTGGAATATGTTAAAGAATATATTGATAGATATTGTACAGACACTTTGCTTGTGTATGTGAGTGATTCGACTACAATAGAAAAAAATGGCGACTCTACGACTGTAACGAAAAGTAAAAGCAGAGACACATATCGAGGTAAGACCAGGATAGACACGGTCAAAGTCACAAAATATGTGAAAGAACCATATAGAGTAGAAGTTGAAAAAAAGTTAAGCAAGTATGAAGAAATTTCACTTAAAGTAGGAATGTGGCTAATACCTATTTTGGCTATATTGGTTGTAATTGCTATCTGCCGTTTTGTCTATAAACGTAAATAACATTTGTTTTTTTTTGTGTCAAACAGCATATTCAATTTGTCCTTATAGTATTTGCATTCTGTTATTTTTGCATTTCATTTAAATACATAAAAAATGAATGAAGCACAAAGAAAACTAAAAATGATTGTCAATGTGGTTGTGTCTGCAAGTGTCACAGCAATAAAATTCGAAAATGAAGAAGAAATTCTTATGCGAGACATTTTTTCAAAATCTAAACGGGAAAATGTCGTGAGGGCAAGGACGCTATTAGCGGTAGCTCTGTACAAATATGGTTACACTGTTGAAGATGTAAGTTTTGTGCTGAATGTCTCCAAGTCTGCTGTAAGTAAAATGTTTGTTGCTCACGAAGAGTACAAGAAATTAAGTCGTATATATGATTTGACGTGTGAGAGTGTCAAGCGACAGATAGAATCTTATCGCACGCAAGACGATGAATATATGCAGAGGGTTACATCAATGATTGAATAGATTCTAAATGCAAAGACGGTGTTATACATCGTCTTTTTTTACCTAATTTTTTCCTAACTTTTTCCCAGTTTTTCCTCAGTTGTTAAAAAAGCATTTTCCAAGATTTGAATTATTGTTAAAATAAATATTCTGAAATAGTTCCTTACTATTTCCTGCTTTTTTGTTCTAAATGCCAAGCGAATATAATTTTGCGACATAAACATAAACAAAAAGATATGGAACAAGTGGAAAAAATCTTATGTTGCGACAGACCGTCCGACAACAGTGCTATGTGGGCAGCGCTCATGGCAAACAAAAACAACAGCAATGATTGGATGTATGCCAATCAGATGAACAACCCTATGTGGTTGGTATGGATGATGGCTATGCGTTGGATGTATGGCAACAATGATGGCAACAATGCACAGTTGGCACAAATTCAAAGCCAAATTTCAGACAATCAGTCATTCAACAACATGATGTCAGCCATCACGCAGAATCAGAATGTAATGAATGACATTGCGACACGCACGTCAACTTCAATAGATTTTGTTCGAGAGTCTCTTTACCAATTAGGTGCTGCGGTGCAGAATGTGGCTGGAAAAACCGAGTTGAGCGCTGAAAGAGTGGCTAATGCTGTGGCTTTAGGCGATCAGAACATCATTTCACAGATGTTGCAGTGTTGTTGCCAGGGCAAACAGTTGATTGTTGAACAAGGCTATCAGAATCAAATTGCGACGGAGAGATCGGCTACCGTTCTTGGCTCTAAAATAGACGGTAATTTTGCCGCTTTGCAATTGCAGAATTGCAAAGACACAGGTGGTATTATAACACGTATCGACCAGCTTGCAAATGGAATCACACAGGGATTCAGCGCGACAAATTACGAATCGGCACGCTTGGCTCGTGACACTCAGGATGTTGTGAAGTATGAGTCTCAGAGACAGATTGATGCGATAGCAGCAGGATTCAAGAGCATTGAGGATAAGATGTGTCAGAATGAGATCAACACTTTGCGTGCTCAGCTTGAGGAAAAAGACCGTCGTTTGATGCTTCAAGACTTTGTCTCTCAAGTTAAAGCAAGTGGCAATTGTGGTTGCGGTTGCTAAAAAAAGGAGGTGGGGATGGTTACAATATCACCTGTCGGCTTGGCTACTGCAGCGTTAGTGGCAAACCAAGTCAGTTTGCTGGCGACATATAAAGAAAAGTTGTGCAATTCTGGTTGTTCTCAGACGGTAAAGCCGCAGTATTCTATAAGTTACACTTATGGGACACCCGTACTAAATGAGACTACAGTTTTTGTTCCCGTCACTGCAATTATCACAATTGTCACGTCAGATTGTTGTGGGTGTGGCAAGACCCGAATCTTTAACGAAAGATTCACTGCGGCATTCCAAGGGCAGACAGCTGTTCCTACAAGTGTAACGATTACAAGTGAGGGCAGGCAAACCAATGACGAAAACGGATGTTGCAGATCCGGAACTTACACAATCAATGATTCATTAACAATTCTAATTGCATAAGCTTATGATGTTTAGAGACCTTAAACAAGGCGACACTTTATATGTGTACGACCGTGTAGCAATCACGTTGAGTGCCGAAAAAGTAGTTAATGTATCAGCCCCACACCTTGATAAGAACAATGTGGCGAATGGGATGATGGTTGATGTCACGATCGGCAATGTTCAGTATTCGTTTAAGGACGCTAGCGAAGTGGGATATACTACTAATCTTGTAATAAGTCCTAACAGAGCTTGTGTTTTGCGAGAAGTCAAAAATCACAAGACGAATAACGAAACACAGATATCGATGACTCCAAGGCTGCAAGAGGAATTGCCTAAGCTTGATGTTGTTATTGAGGAACTTGAGCCTGAACTTAAAGAGAAGAAGGAACAAGATGCAAAACTGGCTAAATTAGCAGAAGAAATTCAGTCGATGAAGCAAATGTTTGAACAGGCACTAAAACAAATGTCAAATGGAAGCAAGAGAGTTGATACAGAGATTTGATGCAATGCACATAGAAGACGGCATGCTGCGTAAGGCGTTTGTTATGTTGGCTAATGCGTCGACTAGAAGTGCAATGCAATTTCTGGAATTTGTTGAAGGTGTTAATTCGTATGACAATTACATAAGCGAAAGTGAAGCAATGGAAATTGTCAGTAAGTTTAAAAATGCTGATGGCACAGAGGGTGCTAAATGGTCTCCAGAAGCATTGTTCAGCAAAGTTGCATCTTTAGGTGGCAATATTGATCATGCACCTAAATACAACAAATGGGCTCTGTATGTCACAATGAATATGGAGCATAGCGATCATTATCCAGTGTTGCAGAAATGGACTGGAAGTGACGCAACCAAATACGCTGAGGCTTGCTATGATCTTGCCGTTTCGCAGCTGAAGGACAAAGACAGACATGATTGGATAAGACGGTATTTCCAACTGTAAATTCTGATTTAACCTAAACCTAGGGCAGTGTGACAACTGCCCTTTTTTATATGTGTAAATCAGGTATTTTTTTGATTGCGTCCTGTCTGTTACGGTCTAATACTTTTGCGTAGATTTGGGTCGTCCGGATGTCTGAATGTCCCAGCAGTTTAGAAACTGTGTATAAGTCAGTGTCTAGCGTTATCATTAGTGTCGCAAAAGTATGTCGCCCTGAATGGAATGTTAATTTTTTTGTTATCCCTGCAGCAGCTGCCCAATTGCGAATGTAATTGTTTGTACATTCGTGAGATGGAAGACGTGGAAAAACATAATCTTTGTTTTTTTTTCTTTCTCCCATCAAGCGAGCCGCTTGCTCATTTATGTCAAGATATTGCAGTCCTTTTGTTTTTTGCTGACGAAATGTCAACCGGGTAAGTCCGTTGATATTGCTGACTTGATCCCACGTTAAATTCATAATGTCAGATCGACGTAACCCAGTAAGACAGGAAAATAAAAAACAAGTTTTTATGTTTTCTATAGGGCATGGAGTATCAACAACTGCATTAAGCTCTTCTAACGTCAGATAAGTTCTTTCGGCTTCTTCGACTTTAGGCAATTTGACAAAGACACATGGATCATCATTAATAAGTTTATGCCTGTAAGCCTCTTTAATTATAGTTCTAAATTTAGAAAAATATAAACTTTGGGAGTTTGGCTTTAGAGTTGAACTTAAATATTTAAAATTGGTTTGCCCCTTATTAAGGAATTTAACAAATCCTTCCACAAACTTAAAGTCGATTTCTTCAAGTAGAATGTCTTTGCCGTTGAGATATGTGTACATTTGGCGATATGCAGACTTCATTGTACATTTGTTTCCAAACGAGTTGGCTTTGTTTATCTTTTCCTGCCACAATTCAAGCAGATATATTTTTTTACTTTTGTTGAGGCTAAACTTGTTTTCTTGCATTTCTGTAAGTCGTCGTGATTTTACAATTTCTGCAATTTTCCAAGTTTCTTTATTCTTTTTTTTGTCTTCTTTGGTTAGTTCTGGAATAAGGTACAGCCTAAGTGATTCCTCATGTCTTTTGCCTCTATAGTAATAAGATAAAAAAATTGATTTTACACCATCTTTTCTATCTCTCAATCGGAATTTCACAAAATCTTTGTTCATAATTTTCTTTTTTTGTGTGGCGTTTTGAGGCAGTTGTTTATTTAGAATAAAAGCCAC